TTGTTCCATATCCGGTGGTGTTGAGGCTACGCTGGTTTGTTAGCTGACCACCTGTAAATTCTACTGTTGTATACTCACTTTCACCGTAGAACCCAGTTATCTGCGTACCTACCGTAAACTCTGCCGTTGCGTATGTTGTGTCGAAGTCATACGCCCACTTCATAAATACTGTTGCATTGTTTGCACCAACCAGTGTTGGCTTCAACTTCTTCAAAATCTTGATTCTAGAGCTATCACCAAATGTCAAGCTTGGACTGTAGTATTTAAATCTGTAACCACTACCGTTGTCACTGTAGCCTGTATACGTACTGATACCGTTAGTTGTACCTACGTGTAGCGTACCGTTTTCTAACCGTGTAAATGATGTAAACTTAGTAGAAGGCCATCGAGTAACACGGTATGATCCATTTTCTAGTGTGCCTCGTACGTCAAAACAATACGTTACATCCTGACCTGTAAAGGTTAACAGGTAGAATCCTTCTTCTGGGCTGTATACCGATCTAAAGAATTGTGTTTCGTTCTGCAGTGCAGCAATAATATCTTTTGTAATGTTACCAGATAGACTACTGATAGGCATTGACTTTTCTTGTATTGTCCTACCAAAGCTTTTAAGTCCTGTGTGCGACAAGAACAACACGTCTGTACCAGTGTACTGAACAGTGTCCCTGTTGACGCAACCAATACCTGCTACGGTGTCTGATAACGTCATAGAAGCAGGAGAAGTAGCACCGTCGTACACAATAATGCTGTGCTTACCAAAGATAATCAACAGGCCGTTATGTGCCGCTAAAGCTACAATCTCGTCGTACCCGTCAGGCCACACCTTAGATACGTCAATGTTGCCACTAGATCCACCTGACCAAGCAACTCCGTCTAACAGGTCTGACCAATAAATAGTAGACTTGTTAGTACTAAAGTCCGCAGTCCATAAACGTCCATACGCCGCTAACACCTCATGACCGTACATAGTACTAGCAACGCCAGTAGCATGTGTATGTGTTGACATTTTCTCTACAACACCAGCATGGTTAGAGTAAACCAAAGGCTCGTAACCACGTTGGAAGAAAAACAAATGGTCATTAAAGTTAACGATCTTCCAGTCGTTAGCGCTGATTGTATAACTACCGGGAGTCTCGTCTGCCAGTGTGGTTGTACCACTCATAATCTTGTTGTTACCAACAGAAAATATCTTGGTGTTTCCTGCGTCGTCCCTATATTCTTTGATGCTGTACAAAGAGTCAGTACCAAGTACAGTCTTGTTTGTTGTTACAACAGTGTGGCCCTTACGTGCAGCAATACGACCACGTTTGTCAATCACAGCGTTGTCTGCAATCTCTGCAAACGACGGGTCTTGAGCCAACGGCGAATCTTCGGTGTTAACACCTTTGAACGCCGGAGCTACAAGATTGATACTCTGCAGTTCTTGAGCCATATCAAATAGTCCTAAATACCATCTCTTCAGGGTGCTTTGCTGCGTCTATAGCAATAGCGTCAGACAAAAACTTGTCAGCAATCTGGAAGTACTCAGCAACTGACGTACCTCCTGTTTCACCACGCTCACGAGCCAACAAAGCTACGGCGTAGTGAATCACAGGCTGCGAAGGCACGAGCAAGGAGTCTGTGTTAGCACTCAGGTCTGCCTGACGCTTGATTACGTCAAACCGAAGGCTGTACACAGCGTCTGGTGTTGGGCCTACGAGCACTTCTGTGTCGCCACTAGAGTCCAACCCGTTGTACGTGTAGTACCGTGGTGCGCCTTCTGCTGCACTACTAATGTACAGCTGCTCGTTGAACCAGTCTTTTGTCTGGTAGTCCATAAAGAGGTTACTAGTGTCGTTCAGGACACACATGACTTTTACGTTGTCACCACCACCAGTTAGTGAGTAACTGTTGTCGGAAGCAGTAGTAGTTACAACAATGGTTTCACGCAGGGCAGACCAGTCTGTTGCTTCTTCTACTACCTTCTTAGCGTCATTGATGAAGTCGCCTACCATCTTGACATAAGTTGTGCTAGTGACTGACGTAGTTTCTTCTTCGCGCAACCGACGTAGTACATTATTCATTAGGTTCAAGTATGTCATGCTAATCTTCCTATCAATTGGGCAAGGTTTTCTTGAGCCGTTGGTTGTTGTTGTGTTAACATACCGGGATCTTGATACGCTTCATAACCTAAACCTGCAAACTCCTGTTTTTGGAAAGGGTCAATCTCTGGTCTAGCTGCCAGCATTGCTGCTTGCTGCATCTGTTCCTGTGCAATCTGCTGCTGTTGCTGCCCAAGGCCAAACATAGAGCCTACACCAAACCGCAAGAGTCCTTCTAGACCTTCTTGGAATTGTGACTCTAGACCACCAATACCCTCTTCTACTTCTCCTATACGGGACTCAACACCAGCAACTTGTTGACCTATGCCTTCTACTTGACCCTGTACGTTTTCAAAGCCTTCACCAAAAGCGTCCTGTAGACCGCCCTCAAGCTCTCCCATTGACTGTAAAAAGTCTGACTCAAGGCCAGTAATCTCAGACAGTATGTTAGCCTCTGTCTCAGACAGTTCTACAGAGAAGCCTTCCCTAGCGTCTTCTAGTTTGGTGTTAAGGTCTTCAATCTCCTGACCTAGTTGTTCTCCCTGATTCTCAAACAACTCACGCAAGGCAGAGTCTTGTGTTATAATGTCGTCTCTAAGTGCCTCAATGTTTACGCCTACTAAGGTACTTAAGTCTTCAATGTCTAAGCCCAGTTCGTCGTAACGCTGTTGGCTTTCCGCAGACATTTCTTCGATGCGGCCATCGGCACGTATCAAGTCTTCAGCAACCTGAGCTACGTCTTCTGTCAAGCCACCGATTTGACCAGTCAGTCGTTCTTCTGAGGCAAAAATATCGGATCTTATGGCGTCAGTAACTTCTTCAAACCGAACACCTTGGTCTGCTAAAAGCGCATTAAACTCTTCAGCATTTTCTGAAGCTTGTTGTAGCAGTCGTTCTTCTACACCAGTAACTTCTGACAATACTCGTAGTTCAGTTTCGGACAGGTCTATTTCTGCCCCACGTTGAAACTCGTCAAGTCTGCCAAGTAGTCCTTGGTACATCTGAGCGCGTTCTTCAGAGGCTTCCTCAAAACGCTCTCCCGTTTGTTGTTGATATTCGCCCAAGCGCTCAGTCATACGCTCTTCAGAAGCTACAATGTCAGACCTTAGGGCATCCGTCACTTCCTCAAACTGTATGCCTTGGTCTGCTAGAAGGGCGTTAAACTCTTCTGCGTTTTCTGCTGAGTTTTGCAGGAGTCTAGACTCAAGACCCGTTAGTTGTTCTAGTCTTCTAGCTTCGGCATCAGTAAACTCTACTGCTATACCTTCGCGTAGTTGTTCGAGTTTGTCGTTAGTGCTTTGCTCAATACGTATGCGGTCTTCTGCTGCTTGTGCAAAACCAGCTTCACGTTCTTCAGCGGCTTGTTGTAGACCCTCTTGTAGTCCACTTACGTTTTCGCTAAGTGCGTCAACAACATTACTAACGCCACCAAGGTTTTCAATAATTGTCTGCTGGTTTTCGTCCAGTTCAGTCAGCATACCACCTTGGCGTACAAACTCTTGTAGCGCCTCTTGTTGCTGCTCTGTTATTGTACCTAGTGCGGTCTGTATGCCTTCTCTTTCTGCATCTGCGTCTTCAAGAGACTGCAACACAGGGTCAATGTATTCCGCAAGCATACTACGGATTATTGTAGGATCTCCGGCAGGCCCTTGTTCTCCTTGGGGTCCTTGTTCTCCTTGAGGTCCTTGATCTCCGGGTGCGCCGTCTGTGCCATCTGTGCCGTCTACGCCATCAACCCCGTCACGACCATCGCGTCCGTCAAGTCCTCTGACAACCTCTATTGCTGTAGACGCTATGGTGTTAATTTGTTCTGGAGTGCTTTCTTGGCCTTCTTCTTCTAGCTCATCAACTGTTTGTGCTATGTTCATAATAACATACGGATTTTCAAGCGCTGAAATAGCTTCGCTTACGCCTACACCCGCCTGTTCAAACTGGTCAAACAGTCGACTAGTAACCTGCATGGTTTCTCCAAGGTTTCCTAGTCCTGCTTGTTCTACAAGAAAAGCGCCGAATTCGCTTGCTGCTTCACCAGCCATTAACCTTGCAGTAAGTTCCATGGCTGCTTTAACGTACTCTGTAAAGTTTACTTGATCTACTTTTTCAGTCTTTACATAAGCAGAACCATTCCAACGGAACGTATCACCATCAGTGTTGTAAACGGTAGCGCCAACACCGTACTTCTCTAAAAGCGCTTGGTTTTCTTCGGAGTTGACCCAACGATTGTAAGCAGAGGACTGCTCTTGCATACGTTCGCCGTAGAGTTCAGCAGTGTCGGAAAACTCGTCACCACCGAATAAAGTCAAGTCTTCGCCTTCAAGTATCATTAGTTCGTCTTCAGTCAACGAACCTGTGTACTCGTCCCAGTCACCTACGTCATAGTCACCAGCCTGAATCAACTGTTCACGTTCAGTCATGTAGGCTAGGTAGTTGTTGAAGTCTCCAAAGACACCCCGTAGTATGCCAGAGCCTTCGCCATCAAAGTACTCTCTTAGCTCTTCTTGAGTTACTTGAGTTGCTTCGCCCCTACCGTACAAAGCGTTTGGGCTTGCTTCACCAAGTTCAGCGCCACTAAAGAACGTAAATGTAGTAGTAGGAGCAGCTTCTTCTGCTTCTCCATCACCTTTAGTATCTGGTAGCGGCTTAGGTGGCGCACGTTCTGGCTCAGATTCATCACCTTTGGTTTCCAAAAGCGGCTTGGGTGGCGCTCTTTCAGTCGCTGGTGCAGGAGGAGTAGCATTAGGGTCAAACGGTCCTGACTCTCCGGGCATCTGCTTAGGAGGTGTACTGGGTGTGCCAATGGGTCCTGTCTGAGTAGGAGCAGGCGCTGGCGCTGGTGCTGGAGCAGGAGCAGGGGTAGGCACTGGAGCATTGGGATCAAAAGGCCCAGACTCTCCCGGCATCTGTTTGGGTGGTGTACTAGGCGTACCTACAGGACCAGTTTGAGTAGGCGCTGGTTGTTTAGTAGGAGCAGGCTTAGTAAGCATACCCGCAGGCGCAACAGGAGCAGACGTAATGGTTACTCCCGGTTGAGGATTCTGCGCTAAAAACCTAGAAGCTTCATAGATACTAGGGAACTGTTGTGTGCCTACAAAATATGCCATTTACTTTTCCCTCGATACGCCCTTGGTTTTTTCATAAGAGCGCATAGCGCCAAGACCAAGCATACCCATTAGTACAGGCATCATAGTTTCTAAGTCAATGAGTGGTATAGTAACTTCAATAGCCAACAGAGCTAGTACAAAGTTGGTAAAGGGGATGACCATAAAGTTACCCGTCATGCCCAAGACACAACACCAGCCAACTGCAGGTCTCCAACCAGAGACAAACAAGGACTTGTGTGCTGCTTCTACTTTGTTAACCTCTAGCTGTGCCTTAGCAAGCTCCTGAGCGTGTCTCTGAGCCATTGTAGCGACTTCATGGGCCAGTCTAGCCTTCTGGTCCTTGTCCTGCACAAACTTGTCTAGAAGCCCTGTGACAGGCCCTATGAGTGACTCAATCATCGAGCAAACTCCAAGATAGCAATAGCCACGGTAACGATGACAGCAATAGACGCAAAGCCTCCTGTCATCATTCGCTCTAGCTTGTCAAAGCGTTGGTTATGGGCGTCCAGTTGCATCTGGATCATTTCATAACGGATACTGCACTCACGCTCGTGTGACTCTAAACGCGATATAGCTTGCTCTAGGTCTGACATGACTATTCCTTATTATTCTGCTCAACAGCCATTTGAGCATCTAGTTTACCAATTTCTACTTCTAGTTTATTTAGCTGCCTGCGTAACTCGTGTATCTCTACGTTGCGTTCTTCCAGAGCCATGATCTTAGCATTCTGTATAAGATCGTCTGGTAACGCACCACGCATACCCAAAGGCCATTCACGAACAAACGCAGAGTTTTCCTGTATGTTCATGTTCTGTATTTCTTGGCTGTGTTCAACCGTAGTAATACGAGTGTCAAGAGTTACGTAAGCAGTAGTAGCCATAACGATGCCAGCACCAAGAGCAACTAAGTTCCTTAGCGGTATAGATACCTTGGTGTTGTCATCAATCTCAGGCATTACCAAGGCATACCATCAGCAGACACAGGGTTCTTTTGTCCTTCAATGTTTGCTGTTAGTGCCGCCTCAGTAGCATCTTGATCTACCTCTGCGTGTACCCAGCCCATGACAACTTCTTCTGTTAAGCTGTCGTAAGCAACAAAGTCAGAAGCATCAGCGTCAGGTGTAAAGCCACACGTGCCGTATGATGATGCAGTGTGGGTAACAGCGTCGTCGCCAGTACCAACAGTTTCAGATTCAGTAACACGCCAGTGTGCAACGGTTACACCGCCGTCTGCCACGTTACGTTCGAGGTTAGCTATAGTCCATGTAGCCATTAGTTTTCTCCTTTTAATGCCGTTACTTCGGCTTCAAGTATTTCAATTCGGTTCATTGCTTCTTGTAGTGCCTTGACTGCTTTCATGTAAAGAATAGAATACTTAACTTGTTTAGTTGTTGTATTAAGAATTTCACCATTACTGTCACGGTCGGGACTTTCATATACAAGGCTACCCATTCCAGCGGCCTCAAGTTCTTGAGCAATAACACCAAGTTTATTTGGGGCATCAAGGTTATCTTCCTTCATGCTGTATTTGCGAATAGTTACAGCCTTAATATCATCCCATTGAGAAGATGCATTAATAATGTTTTCTTTAAGTTTTAGGTCTGATAGAGCGCCGTAGCTATTGTTGTTATTTACTATGTCGCCGTTGCCATAAATAACAAATCTATTTCCGCTGGCGGTATAACCTGCCATGTGTATGGCTGTTGTATTGTCATTTCCTGTACCGCCAAGTACTGACCAAAAGTGATGCGCTGTATAATTATTGCTATTGTTGTCGGCTCTAATTGATGAAAGTCCTGTTCCACCATTATTTAATGCGTATACTTTTGCATTTGCCGCGCTTGAGCCAACCAGCAAGTTGCCAGAGCTATCTAGTCTTGCTCCTTCTGAGTTGCC